TGCTCTGTGGGATACCGTCGGCGCGCTGCTGCCAGCTTTCACACACAGTGAATGCGCCAATTTCTTTACAGCCTCCGGATATGAGCCAGATTAAAGTGAAAGCGCTCTAGGGGTTCGCAGACAGAAGCGCGTTGTTCTTGTCCATCCCGCTCAGCTTGTTGACGTATTGCAGAGAGCGAAACAGCCCGACAGCTTCACGCATCTGCTTCGGTGTCACTTTCCCGGATGGCGTCGGGACCGTCACCAGATCCTCATGTCCCTGCATCACGAGCACCGCATCGTTCACGCGCTTGCGAATGAAAGCCGCAGCCTCGTCCTCAGCGATGCGAAGGATGGAAATCGCTTTGCGTTGACGGTCGTTGAGGGATGGTTTTGGTTCGGGAACTGACTCCAGTTCCATCCAGCGACGGACGATCTTCAGGCGTAGGTCAGAGCGGTATCCGGCTACGAGGGTAATAGTCAGGTCCTTGGGAAGAAGGAATTCCCGATACGTCTGACCATTCTGGGAATTCGTGTAGGTCTGCTCAAACTTGAGCACACCTTCTCCGATATCGGTAAGCATCTTTTCAATGTCGCGGGTGACATTGCGATGATCCTTGCCCGTTAGTTCCGCGATCTCGCGGCTGGACATGGTCTTTGTGCTAGAATTTGTGATATCGAGCATATTAGCTGCCGACATGGGATATTGCCCCTTGTTGGTGGTTAGGGAGGTTTGCGGGGCCTAATCCGCTTGCCTCCCGAACTTTATGGAGCTATAAAGTTCTTATGTCAATAGTTTATAGCGCCAAAAAGATGGGCCGCCCCAAGGTGGATAGCGAGGCAGTCAATGTTCGTATTGAGCGAACATGCCTAGAAGCGCTTGATGAATGGCGGCAGCGCCAAGAAGACCTTCCCTCTCGACCTGAGGCCATCCGAAGACTTATTGGAATGGCCCTGAGCCATGATGCTGAGAAAGCTGAGTAATTTTTGGCGGAGAGTATCCTAGTACGGCAGTCCGGTTGGCAACTGTTATTGGATACCATTCAAAGTCGAAAGATCCGGTACTTTTCCCGGATTGATCAAACAGAGTTGTTTTTGCTAAAAACCACGTCTCCCCAGTGCATTTATTCAACAATATCGGGTTGCCCGTGTCTGTTGTTGTAATACTTCTCGATACCTCAAAGCATAGGGGCTTAATATTCTGATTTTCTACACCTTGGGGAGGTAATGTCTGACTATGTGCGGGCTCTGCAATCAGCCATCCTGCCAAAAGCGCAGTCGCAAATATCTTCTTTGAAGAATGCATGTGAAGCGTCCAATGCAAAAATTAAAAAGCGGCGCGTACGGCAGCGCCAATCAAACCATTGCTTAAAAAACGGCATATTGCGATAATGGATTTATGCTCCTCATCTACGCTGTCGCTATTTTTGCGCTTTTTGTCTGGTGGATACGTGGCTCGATATGGCCGGGGGCCTTTCTGGCTTTTTGGATTTCGATCTTCGCACTTACAGATCTTCCAAAATCTATGGGAGTTGGAAGTATAGCCTTTTGGTTTGCTGCTCTTGCTGCCATGACGCCGTGGTATATTCGGTATGCTTGGCAGTATGAGCGAGAAAAAGACGAAGAAAAGCTTCTCCATGGCGTACGGTTTAACGACCCAACAGGTGGTTGATAACTGCCTGATCCGTCTGCTCCATCTTGGTCAGACGGCGGTTGGCGAGGGCATGGCCGAGTAGAGCATTGCCCGCATTTAGGATTGTTCCGGTAACACCTCCAGTCAGTGCGCCGCCAAGATGATCGCCTGCAAGCGTTCCCATAGTGGAAAGGGCACCACCTCCATAGCCGCCCCGGACTTCTTTTTTGCGTTGTTGCATGGCATTTTTGATGGAGTTGGATCCATGACTTGATCCGGCTGCATCCCTCATCGTTCTTTCTGCTCTCATGTCACGGTAAACCATCCGCAACCGTGCTTCTTGTTCTGGCGTGACTGCATCTGTTCCCTTAGTCGATACCGAAACCTCGTTCTTGTCGATCTGCTGGATTAGCCTTTTGAGTACTGAATAGTTTGCACTTTCTCCGGTCGGCGCGTTTGTTGAGTGCTCCATCAGGCCACGCGACTGCAAAAACCTCTGACTATCGATGGCGCTTGAGCGCGAAGAATATCCTTCAAGATAGTCATGGAATCCCGGAGCCCCTTGGTCGATATGATCCGCAAGATCATCCATGAATGGCGTTAGCCGTGAAGCTGCTGCGCGCATATGGCTGCTCTCGCTAGCTGCGGCTTGCTGAAGGCCATAGCCAACTGCCTTGCGGACGTTCCATAGATCGGAGGGAGCAGCCCACCGGACGGTCTTTCGGCTCATTCCAGAGAGTATGAGTGGGTGAAGGATTTTCCTTGGAAAACGTGACTTTCTCCAGTGCCCCTTTGGCCTTTGCTATAGCCTGCTGAACCGGCTCATTTCCCTTGTTCGCTGCAATATGATTATCCAGTATTGCATGAAGCACACCCACAGGGACGGCTTGTTCATCCGCAAATGCCTTCTCCCTTTGGTTCTCCTCGAAGGCTTTCCGTTCTGCTTCCATATTCTGGATCCGCTCCGGCGTGCCAATCGTCTCTCGCAGATGCTGTGTGTAGGCATGATCATTCGCACTATCACGCGTCAGAAATGCTTCCGGATAAAGATCTCGATAGTGATATTCAAGGCCAGCCAGATCCGGGCTTTGCCTCTTGACTGCCTCAGTATGAAAAACGCCGGGGATGTCTGCTTTGTATAGCCGTATTCCCCCTTTGGAAGGCGAAAAGGCCTTCATGATGGCATCTGCGGCTTTTTCCGGGTCACTGAACGCACCAACCTTGGAGATGGCCTTGATCTGGGCTTTTTCTTCCGCCTTCTGCGCCGAAGTGCTGGCAGCCCGTCCGATTTCTGTGGGGGTTTCTTCTACTCCTCTGGCAGCCGCGCCTTGCGGGTCCAGATAGTCCCCGGCACGACGGAGCGCCGCAGACGCCCGATCCGTGACAGGCGAGAGGACTTTCCCTCCGAGCTTTCCAGCCGCACCGAGGCCAAGCGTCAGGGCCGTTGCGTCTTTCCAGTCGCCGCCAGCAAGGGCGGTCTGTACGCCAGCCGCAAGGGCGTTGTTGGCGTACTTCATCGAGGAAGGGCCGTCGCCAGTCAGCGCATTAGCGACAACACGCCCGGCCCGCGTTCCATCGAGTGCCGCAGCGGCGGGGCGAACGACACGACCACCCAGCGCGGTTGCCAATCCTGCACCAAGCATGGTCCCTGCTGCATCCGTGTAGGAAGCGCCATAGTCATTTTTGCGCGCCGTTTCGTCGCCATCTTCCTTGGAGGCGATCCAGTCACCGACACCGTGTGCGGCGCGTGAAACTGGATTGTCCATGTGATGACCAAGAGACGTAGCCCAGCTCAAAAGGTGAGGGACACCAACGCCAAATGTCCGATCGATCTCACGTCCTGCGGAGTTCACCGTATCGTTTACAAGCGTCCAGGCCTTCTCAGCGCGTGACGGTTCTGCCGCTTTAGGGTCTGCCGATCCTGACTGACCAAACATCGTCTCGAACGCATCACCAGATGGTTTCTGAGTAGGAGCGGGCGCTTTCGTATCTGACGCCCCGCCGAACATCGTATCGAACGCATCTGGCCCAGACGTCTGCTCACTCTTTTGCGCTGGTTGGTAATTCGTCGCGACCTTGCCGGGATAAGCCATTGTCTCGGGGTTTCCCCATTTGGTGCGGTTTGTGCCGCCGTTGTAAGCCCGGAGCGCATCCGGAAGATTGCCGTAGTGCTTCAGGTTTTCGTCCAGCAGATGAGCCGCGCCATAGATGCTTTGCACAGGGTCGGTGGGATCAATGCTCAGCCGCCGCGCTGTGTCAGGCATAAATTGCATATGCCCGATAGCACCCGCACGAGACCGGATCTTCGGATCATTCTGCGGATATTCAACCTGATGAACCGCCCTCAGAACGTTCGGGTCAACGTTCCAGTATTTCCCGGCATCATCATAAACGCGGTCAAGGTCTGCCACTTGGCACCAACCCGGCAGCAGCCATGGCATTGTAGTTGTTCTTCAGTTCATCGAACTGCCCGGACTTCTTCAGGCCCTCGATATAGGTGCTGCGCTCTTGTGGCGTCATGAGGATCATCTGGAATGCACGCGGGTCAAAGCTCTGGCTGAACTGTTGGTTCCATCGCTGGAACTGCGCGGGCTGCATCCCCGAGGCTTTCCAAGCCTGCGCCTTGGCATTGATCGCATCTTCATTGCCCTGAAGCTGATGAATCATGAGACGGTTTGTCCCGCTCTGAAGCGCACTGTTCGGGCTGGCATGGACGGCAGCGGCTAGCTTGCTGTCAGTGCCAGTTCCCAAGGCTTGTGACTGAGCATTGGCAAGATTTTGCGTCCATTTGTTGAAAGATTGGGCATCTTGAATATCGTCACTTTTCCATGTTGCTCCCGTCCAATTATAAACGACAGAAGCTAGGTGGCGAAGATTTTCATAGCCTGGACCGCTATTAAAGCCTTCCAGATCTGCCCCCATATTCCCAAGCATCGCCATCCGATCATTGCGGTTCGCGGACGCTTGCATGAGGGTATTGGCGCCATGTGCTCCAGCTTCGGCGGTAGCTGTAAGCGCTTCAGTCTGCCCCGCAGCGGGTGCGGCCTGATAGCCGGGGTTTGCGGGCTGCTGCGTCGGATAACGGCCAGAACCCATCACCTCGGGCGGAACAGTCGGCTTCGCACCACCAACCACCTGATCGCGCCTGACGTAGCTACGGGAGCCGTCGGGGTTGATCACTTCCATTGGAGATGAATTTGTCTCAGGCGAGATTTGGCGCTGCACACCTGCGGCGGGAGTAAAGGCGCCGCCATCCATGCCAGAAGCCTGCGTTCCGGTCTGGATCGTCTGGCCGTCATCAACGCTCGTGGGCGTGCCGAACACACGACCCGAAGCCTCTTGCCCCATATGCGCCGTGAAGGCGGCTTTGAGAGCTTCTTGGCGCTGCTCGGTCGTGGGGAGCGCAAGAACCTGATTGGTTATCGTGTTGATCTGATCCGACGCAGCGGGCGTCAGCCGCTTCATGAAGGCAGCATAGCCGCGAACATTGGCGTTGGATGGATCGTTGACGAGGCGGCCCATCCCGTTGGCTGCTGCGGTCGAGGCATGGTTCTGAAATGCTAGTTGCTCATCCTGATTGAGCACGTCTTCTTGACGGGATGCATTCTGCTCGCGCATGGCCTGCGCAGCACCATAGGCAGCTTTCGGATCACGAGCCATTGTTGCGCGTGCTTTGGCATAGTCAGTGCGACCAGTATCGTCGGTAGCGCCAAGCAGAGCGTTGCCACCGGCCATCCTAGCATCATACTCAGCTTGCTGGATCTTATTTCCCAACAGCGCATTGCGAATGTTTAGTGCTTGTGCGAGCTGGTCCGACGGGTTTGTCGGCCTAATGGTGTTCTGGCCAATACCGAGCAACGCATTGGCGCCTGTATCAAAACCCGCCATTAGCTTGTTCCTCCATTAAGAAGGTTCTTATAAGTCAGATAATTACTGCCATAGCTGGATGCTTGGTTGCCTAGGCTGGTCAAGCCGTTCGTAAGGCTGTTCGCCATAGAAGTCGTTCCAGCCATGCTTGCGCCTACACCAGCAAGCGCCGCCTGAGCGGAAAGGCTAGCGGTGTTCGTGGCGTTGTTGGCGCTGGCTGATGCGGCGTTTGATCCGTACCCAAGTAGGGCGTTCTGGCGGTTGAACGTGTTGGTCAGATTGCCTTGCAGCGCATTATTCGCAGAAATCTGGTCGTTGAACTGGTTCTGATACGTGCTGTCAGCCAAGCCAGACGCATAGGTGGACGCGCCTTTAAGCGCTGCGCCACTGTTCGCCAGCCCACGCGCCGCAGCGCTATTCGTCACGGCCTGCTCGCCTTGTGATAGGTTCCACTGATAGCCGGGGGTCTGCTGAAGCGTGTTCTGATTAAGTGCGTTTTCTGCATAGTTGATGGCGCTGTTGTCGGTCGAGTTGTACGCACTGTTGTCGTACATGCTCCCGAACAGCTTATTGCCGACGGAAACATAGGGGTTCAGATAGTCCTGAGCCGCAGTTCCCGATGCAGAAATGGCCTTTGCTTGGCCCGATCCAGTTTTGGCGGCCTTGTCCATGGCGGTCTTTTCGAGCGCCATTTGAGCGGCAGTCGTCGCCGCCGTCGTAGCTGCTTGCGTTGCTTGTCCGACGCCAAACGTATCGCTCACTTCGGGCGCTCCATTTTGTATGTGACATGGTGGCGCACAATCCCGTCAGGGCAGGGCGCGTCGAGTTCGCCCCAACGGACAAAGCCGAGGGCGTGCATTGTGAACCGCGCAGACTTCTTGTCGTCTGGAATGGCAGCGATCATCAGGTCAGACGGCTGTGTCTGCCACCACCAGTCTCGGATCTGGCGCATTGCAGTAATCGCAGCTTTCCCGCGAAGTTCGGGAACAACGGCTTGATGACATTCATGGGATCGTGTGCCTGCCTTACGAAACCCAACCACAATCCCAGGCAGACTGACCACGAGGCGGTCTTGTACATTCACGATACGCCCGGCTTCGCCGTAAACGTCAGGATGGGTAATCACGGCATTGATAGCCGCGATATCGTTGATCCGGACGCCCGGCATGTCAGGAGCGGTGAAAATCACGACACGATCATCCCGTTAAGAACGACCGAAAGTCCGTTGCCTGAAGCTTCCAGCTTGTCGCCATTGTTCAGAACGAACGTCGCCAGTTCCGGTGGCAGGAGAGAACTCCCGGCAGGGATACTGCGCCCCACAATGACCGGGAAACTTCCACCAGCCGCACGGGACACGGCAATCGCAAGCGTGACCGCAGCGTTCGTGCCGTTGGCGACGGTCCCTGTTAGTACCGTGGTGCTGGACCCGGTACCAGTTGCGATTGTGACGGAAGAAGAGCCTAGCGTTATGCCTGGCTGGATTGCAGCAATTGTGACGGCCATGTCTGACTTTGCGCGGCCATGAGTGCCGCATCATCAAGAGATTGTGCCGTCTTTGCCGTGAAGCTGCTGGACGTGAGCAGGGTTATGATTAGCACGTCCTCCGCCGCTTTCAAAGCAGATTGAGCATCCAGCTCAGCCTGATTTGCAGCAGAAAGCGCCTGCTGTGCGTCAGTCTCTGCCTGCGTAGCCTGAGCCAGCGCAGAAGAGGCCGTTCCCTGTGCTGCCGATGCTGCGCTGAGAGCTGATTGGGCGTCTGCCTCCGCCTTATTGGCCGTGCTTAGCGCAAGCTCAGTCTGTTGCACGTTGTAGGCAGCATCCGTCCCAGGCTCTTTTCCGGTTCGGTTGAACAGCGCCAACTGATACCGCGTAAAACCAACGGTCGGATTGCCGTTCTGATCTGTTACCGGCCCGGAGTAATAGGGCATGTAATAGTTGGAAGCGCTGCTTTCTGTCATGTCGCTACCGTATCCGCGTCAAGAAATGCCCCCATGAGCGCTGCGCCATTTCCGCCCATCCATGTCAGGCGATACACACGATCACGCGCCATCCCCAAGCGCCAGACGGTCGGCCATGTGTTGCCATCGTTTCCTAGGGGCATCTGGATATAAGGGTGACTCCACGTCGCGCCTCGGTCATCCGACCAGTCAAGCCGGACCTCCGCGCCGCTTCCGTTTTGCATGTCCAGCATCAGCTTGCGATGGATCATGCGCCGGCCATCGCCTACGGCGTGAGGGCAGGAGCGCTGCCTCTGGATTGGAACACCCGCTTCCGTATCGAGATCCAGCGTCACTTCGTAAATTGTGCCATTCTCGAAATCACCACAGAAGACCCGGCCATACGCGTTCGCCCAGGCATTGGCCCGTAGTCGTGTCTCCACAAGCGTCTTGCCATCCAGCGAGTATCGTTCATGCCAGAGGCTTGTGGAGATATCGTAAACCCATGTCTTGCCAGTCGTCGGAAAGGTCAGGACGTAGAAACTGTGGCCTTCCTGCTGATAGAGGCTGCCGATTGCAGATGAGCAATCACCGTAGCTCTGAAGGGCATTATCAATGGCGAAGGTGCTGACCGGTTGCGCCTGCTGACCCGCGCCCATGTACACCCGGGGCAGCCCGGCATTATCGCAGCCAAGCCACAGCACGACGTCACCGTTCGAAGCAATGGAGTAGGGCGACACGCACCCGGCTCCAATACTCAGAGAGGGCAGTCTCTGGAATGGAAAGTCAGAGGCTCCGGACGTGTAACAAAGCTCCGTATCCTGCGACCCGAACAGCCAGATCGTCTGTCCCACGACATCAACGCCGACAATCGTATCCGGGTAGCTGGTCTTGCTGGCGACATACAGGCTGTCAAAAGGCGTTGTCGCCTCGTCAGTGAACTGCGCAGGCCCAACATACCAGTTTGTCGTATCCGGGTTGGTGAAGAGCAGGAACGTGTCGAGAATGGCAATCGTGCGGGAGCCGTAAAAGGCATCGTCTACGATTTGGGTCAGCGTACCGTAAAGACCCTGCTGCGGCTTCTGAGGAAGGGAGCAATACCATCCGCCCTTTGCTGTCCCGTCTACGATAAACAGCGTGACACCATTGTCCTGCATCCGCACCTGACCAGTGCCGCCCGTGATGGAACCGATCTTCGTTGTGTTCGCATTGGCGTGGATCACATACACGCCGCTATTCACGACAGCGATGAGATCGCCCTGGCTGGACTGATACAGGCACCGGACTACACCCACCTCAGGAACGGCAAAGACCTTGCTGCCAGGCGTCGGATAATGCGCGTACTGGATGGGCTCCTGTTCCTGTTGCGGAAGGGGTTCCGGATACAGGTTGAGGCAGCGCTGCGCCGCGACAGCCAGTGAGCGGGCCTGATAAGACCCGCCCGTAAGATTAATGCGAACCATCAGGGCGTGCCGTAATCGCTGGAGGCCACACCATTCTCAAGCCACACCATGTCCCAGAATTTGAGAGATGGCAGGGTGAAGGTGATATAGCTGCCTGAACTGTCTGAACCGGTCGCATAGCTCAGCTTGACCGGAGCCCCATGGTTTACGTCAGGGCTGGCGGTGTAGAGGTCGCCAAGCGTTCCGCCTGACGTATAATACATCTTAAGCTGAAGCGCTCCCGTGGTCGTAGGCGCCGCAGCATTGGCAGCGTTGTCATTCACATCGTTGAACGAGGCCGTACTCATCTGCTGATAGTTCAGCAGGTGCAGAATATCGAACCCGCTGCGATGGTTCTGGAACAGCCACACCGAACCGGCCGCTGCCGTCGTGCTGGCCGTTCCGGCTGGCAGTCCGCCTGTCACGGCGGGGGCAGCAACCGTCGAGGCGCTGATGTTCAGGCGCAAGAGTTTCTCGTAGGCGACACCGAACGTCTGATAATCATACTCACCTTGGACCATATCCGGCTTGGGACTGAGCATGTTCCCGATGGGGTAGTCATCATTGCTGATGAACCGCGCGCCGTCTCCGGCGTTTTGCTGCCCATCTACGATCCACGCGTGATGCGCTCCCGTCGCGAGATCGGCAGCCTCCTGATACAGAACGCCGGGTGTGTTGAACGTGCAGGGCGTCGAGCCACCGTTGATCGTGCAGGAACTGGACGCGCCGAGCGTCTTGTTCATGCCCATATCCCAGTCGAGCCCAATGTTGTTCGGCGTCCGGTTCGCCCAGCCCCAGACCTGCCGCGCCTTAGTCAGGAACGTGCCGAAATTGGCGATATCTGAAGAGTTATTCCACCGCTCATCGAAGTGATACAGTTCGCGCCCGGACTGGACGAGATCTTGCTCCTCATATGATCCGGCCGGGTTGATGACCATTGGCATCGTTGCCTGATTTGTCACGGACGTGATGAACGACGAATACATTTTGTCATTGTTCATTCGGTTGCCGTTAATATCCCAAAGGGCAAGCTGGATTGACCCGTACGTGTCTCCAAAAAAACCATCAAAACCAAGGGCTCTTTTGGCCAGCATGGCTTGTTGCGCCCAATACTTCTGCCACCCGGGGTTCTGGGTATTCATGATCGCAATGTTGGTGCTGAAGTTCCAGGCATCTGCGACCGTGCAGGAGTTCGTTGCACCGCAATTGTTCGTAAACACAGCCCAAGCAAGATTGACGCCAGTGCCATCGTTCTGAAAGTTCGGCGTAATTCCTTTGTTGGCCGAATAAATCGGCGTGTAGAACAGCGTTCCCATGCCAAGACGTTTGGCCGCAGCAATGCTCCGCTTCAACAAAGGCACGCTGACATTCATGCCGTCGCCATTGATCCAGCTATCTTGGTTTATCCAAGGCTGGTGCCAGCGGTAGAGCAGGTTATAGACCTGAAGATGATTGCATTTGTAGGCGTTGAGGCTCTTGATATCGGCTTCGGGCGTTCCGTAAATCTTGCTTGGGCTCCATCCACCCCAATCGGTAAATGCGCCCACAAACCAGCATTGCCGGGGATAGGTCCACCAGTCGGAAGAGACATCAATGGCTGTTGCCTCGCGGTCCATCTGATGGCCATTTGCGTCAGCTGCCACGATATCTACAAAATAGCCCTGCCAGTTCACACCTGGCGTGTTGGCGATTTGCAACGTCAGGGTGGTTGTGGATCCGTTCGCTAGACCACTGACTGAGGCTACGGATGGACTTCCAACGGAGACGCCACGCCCTGTTACACTAGCCGACAGAGTACCGGTGAACGTCGCGCCGGTTGTATTTTTCAGCGTCACCGCGATCTGGCTGGTGCTGCCTGCGGCATAGTGCGACAGATCGGTATTGATCGACTGGATCAGAGGGCCAGACAGGTGTGGATCAGCCCGCGCAACTGCTGGAAGCAGCAGCGCGAGAGCTATAATCGCTGTGCGGATTATTTGCATGCTGCGTCGCTCCGATACATGTCTCCTGCATCATCAATACAGACGAAATGAGCGCCTGTGGATGGTGCTGTCGTCGGCATGAATTCATTACGGATCGGACTGGCTATGCTGACCATTCCTGTCCCGGCGGCTTCGATAGTCAGCCAACTGTTGCCGACCTGCGAGGCAATGAACATGTTGGCGTACTGATCCTGCCAGATGGAAGCCGGAGAGCTTTGACCGGGCCCGTAAAAATCGATAACAGCCCCATTTGTTCCACCTGAAGCAGTCCCATGAAGCGAGATATGGTTGCCATAAAAGTTCACGTTTCCTGTGCCGTTGGCATAAACAGACGTGCTTCCGTTTGTTGAGCCGGGGGAGAGATAGAGACCTCCCGGACTATCTTGCCAGATAGCAGCAGGAGTTGTGTTGCCTTGGCCGTACAGAAAGAGTTGAGCCGCGCCGTTTGTTCCGCCGTCATGAACCGCCAGAGCGCCATTCGTCGTGTAGACGTTCATCGTGGTAGCGCTGGAATTTGTAGCAATATTTCCATTGCCAGAAGCGTCCTGCCAGAACGTAATAGGATTTGCCGATAGCGTGGACTGCAATGTGAGTTCAGGTGCGGTCGAGTTGGCGATCTTGATGCCGTCTGTCACGGTCACGTCTGGTGCCAGATACAGGTTCGGCCATGTTCCGAGAATGTCGCCCGTCAAAGGGAGCCCAAACGTTCCAGCCTGCGTTGTAATCGGCACATTGAACGTACAACCCGTAGGAGTTGCCCCGTTTCGTGTGCAGGACAGCACCTGGTTGAACGCGCTGCGGGCATCGTTGATGGCGAATAAACCAAGACTGCCGTTGTTATTCTGCCAGCGCCAGAAGCCCTGATCGGTGTTTGCGCTCGTGTCGATGCTGTCTGAATTGGGGGTCTGCCCCTTATTCGTCAGGCCATTAACAACAGGGCTATTCACATCAGCTTTGGTCGCCATAGCGGCGTTCAGCCCCTGAGGACCAGTCAGGGTGACACGCGGGTTCATCGTCGGCACAGACTGTGCGAGAGCAAGAGACGGCAGGAGAACGCCTGCCAGAAGGAAGAGGCGTTTCATAGTTTCTGGATCTCCAGTCCGGGCCAGTAGAATGGGCTGCTGATGGGGTTCAGGATCGCGGGCATGCCAAGTGTCGGGATCTGGACGTTGGCGCTGCGGATGGTTGCAAGCGCACCGCGTGCTTTCGCTGATACGGTTGCGGAGGCTTCCTGTCCGTAAGACGGCGCCATCCGTTCCGCGAGCGTCCACATGATTGCGTCCCAGTATTCTGGGGGCAGGTTGATGGCGTCAGTCGCCTTGAGTGTTGTCGGCAACGGCTCCGCGACGATGATATGCAGTTCCCACATCTGAGCAGGCGGGATCGGCCATGGCCGAAACTCGCCATCAGGGAAGGCGGGATTGTAGAAGAAGTAATTCGGCCAGGTCTTGAGCCCCTTTAGGCCCAACGAGGCATAGTCTTCGTACGAGGGGATTGCCGTTAGGGGGTAATCAACAGGATTACCGGTCGAGAGGCCGTCACTGCCTGTATCAAAGTCAGAGCTGCTGAAATCAACGCCAGAGAAATCGCCATCCTGCGATGCCTGGGCACCGACCAAGAGACGAGCGTAAGCCGATAGAACCTGAGCAGGTCGAACCGGCATATCGAAGTCTCCACCGGGCCCAACCGCATAGACGGATGCGCCACTGGAAACACAAAACTTGTCAACGAGATTGGGGACGAGCCAACGCCGACGCTGCCACTGCGCCAGCATCATGTTCAGGTGCATCACCCCATCGGACAGGTCAGCAGCAGAAGGCTGCGTTCCCATCGCACCGATGCCGATTTGACGAAGGGCAAGCCCTACGAGGTCAGAGACGGTATAGCCGGTCGTTGCGTTCGGAGTGCCGCCGTTATTGGTTTCGGACATTTGGGGTACGCCTCATGACAGGCTTGGGCGGCGCGTCCCGGCCCGAAGGCTCAGGACGGCCAGACATGCGGGCTCTCACCCGCTCTTCTTCTGCCTCATCCCGAACGGTCACGGTTTCGTAGCCGTTCGGGTGGTGCAGCGTTCTAGGATATCGCTTCACCAGCATCAGCCAGCGTCGACGATATCCGGAACGATGCAGAGCCATTCAGGGCGCAGCACACCGATGCCGAACAGCACATCGAGACGCGTGCCAAGCGTATCGTCAGTGCCGTTGTAGTAGGTGAGGGTGCGCATGGAGATGCCGTCGAGGTTCGCCATACCGCAATCCACGACGCCTTTGTTGACCTCCATCAGATCGACAGTGACGAGCGTCATGGCCTTCTTGTTGAACAGAAGGTTACGGCGGATCGTCTCGCCCTGCTTGCCAACTAGAGCAATCTTGGCATCAGCAACTGGCAGTGCATCGACGGTCTGATACTGGTTCTGCGAGCCATCAGCAGCAGGCCCGACAAGAGCAGGCGAGACCACGACGGACGTTGCACCGCTCGCAACAGTCTGCGTAACCACGAACTGCATTGGTGTGCCATAGGACCGCTTGGTCACGCGGTTGACCTGATTGACGCCTGCGATGGTGATGACATCACCTGCGTTAAGGCCACCATTCAGGGCAGATGTGGCAATCACCGAGTTCTGCGGATACGCCGTCGAACTGATCTGGCCTGGGATCGCATTGCCAGCATTGCTGAGCGTCGTGACCGATCCGGTCGCCGTGGCAGCGCTATCGTAAGAGCCGGTCGTGGTAACGAGACAGGTCTGGTCGTTGATCCACTCGCGGACACCAAGGAGAGGTGCTTCCATCGCGCCCGTCTTGGTCTGCTGACCGATCTGTGCGGAGGGATTGAGCAGCCCCATGAGACCGGAAACTGTGCTGGCATCCGTATCCGGATCGAGAACAGCAAAACGGTCAGCCGTCGGGGCGTGCTGCTTCGTCAACTTGGCCTTGGCCTGAAGCCATGTCTCGGATGTCGGGGCGATCGTATTGCCGTTGCCATCCACGTTGCGCACCATGTTCGCGGCACCAAGAGCAAGCGTCATGGCGATATCAGCAACAGAACCGGTCAGGTTGTTGACGGACGGCTCAATGTAACGACCACTGAAGTCGTCAACATTCAGGGTACGTTCCTGCGTATCGAAGCCCAGAGAGACGTGCTTGCGATAAGCCACCGTCAGAGGCACCGAGCGCTCTGCGATGGACTGCGGGCTGACAACCGGGCCGTCACCCACGACTGGGTCGTTCGGGAGGCGCACGTTCACGGAAGCGCCGATCTTCGCACCGGACTTTCCGAAGTAACTGTCATAAGAACGGTCGATGTTCTTGATGAAGCCGTTAGTGTCACGAAACAGCGGCAGCGCACGCTTCGTGATGATCATGTCGTTAATCAGTTGGTTGGCCACGGGTTCGGCTCACAATACATGGCGCCACTGCGCCTATCGTGCCGCTCTCGCCAAAGGCAGAACGTGTGCCGGTTAGGGAACCGGAAACAGCCGGGTTAGAGCCCCCGTGGCTTGTGCGGAGAGACTGCTCCGCGACAGGTTAGGACCGAACGCCAGCCTTCCAGAGGCGGTCAAATTCAGCAGCGGAAACATTTGGGTCGTAGATCGACTTCTTTCCCGCAGGTGCCGCACCGGATGGAGCCGAGACGGGAGGCGGGGCTTTCGAAACCGCTGGCGCTGCGGGCGTTTCTGCCTGCGCTGCCGGAGCTTTCTGGCCTACCTTCGCCGCGAACTGCGTCAGAAGCGCATACTGCCGACGCGGTGAAGCGTCGAGAATGGTTCCTGCCGTATCCGGGTCGTGAGCGAGAGCATAATACACGTCACCGCTGTTCGGCAACTCCGATATGTCGGAAATTAATTCACGGTGTGACTTGTTAGAGAAATCCAGTCCTGCACGCTCGGACAGGAGCTGCGTGGCCTGACTGACCGCCGCATCACCATGAGTTCCAGCAACAGCCTTGGCGATCACTTCGGTCTGAGACATAAATTTCTGAGCGGACTGAACCGCCCCGGGTTTACCGGAGAGTAAAATACTCAAAGGATGAGCCCTATGACGAACCAGAAATTCACCCCTGCCTATCCTGCTGAACTTCGAGAACGCGGAGTTC